CTACAGCCTGACGATCACCGTCAGATCGCTCCCGGGATTCGAAGTCCCGACGCCGGTCACATCCAGACTCAACTGATCGCCGGCGGTCAGCGGCGGCAATCCAAACCCGTCGACCACATATGACGTCGTCGTGCCCGGATCGAATTGCACCGTCGCGTACGGCTGTCCGTTGAGATTCAGTTCCAGCGTAACGCCCGCTCCCGAGGACGACCCGCGCAGGACAGCGTAGATATCGCCGATCGAGCGCGCCGAATCGACAATAATATTCGGCGCCGCGCCTGTCTGGACGGCGAGGTAGCCCGTGATCTGAAACGAATACTGTCCGCCGGCCAGCGTCCGCAGACCCTGGTCGTTCGTTCCGGTGTACTGGTTCACGCCGACCGCGCCGGCGCCGAACGCATTCGTCATGTACAACTCGATGCTGGCAAGGCGGACGTCCGGCAATTCCACTGCGTAGTTCCAGTCGCCGCTGGCCGGACTGCCGAAGAAGTTCTTAATGAAGGGAACGATCAGAACTTTCTCGGACAGCGGATATACCGGCGCGGTCGCCGCATGACCGGCCGCGGTGGTGGATTGCACCCCGCGCGTGACGGCGCCGGCCGCAGTGGAGTTCTTATTGCCGATCAGAATGATTTCCTGATCGATCTGCACCAGCGTCCCCACAGCCGGCGGCGCGGAAAACTGAATAGTCTCGTCCGCGGCGCCCACCGCGGCGCTCAGCGACGTCGTTGAACCGTTGATTTCGTCGTAGTAGTGGAAGGTGTAGGTTCCGGCGACAATGCTGGTTGTATTTTTCAGCGACGTGAACGCAATTCCCGCCAGATCGATGGTGCCTTGCGAAACGGCAATGGCAAACTCGGGAGCCGGTGGAACGTCGGAGTCGCCCGCGAGATCCCCGGATTCGCCCAGCGTCCACCGCGTCAGCGGCGAGAGTTCATAGGAAGCTTCGTCTCCGTTTGCGTTCGCCGCCCGCGCCGACACCTGAACTCCCGCGCCGATTCGCTCCGGAACGTCGATCGTGAGGGGGCTGGAATTTCCGCTGTTGCCGGTTCGCCAGGAGTTCTCGGCGATCGCAAAGTAACTCGTCGCGTCGGGCTCCACGGTCCACGCCTGGCCGATCGTGAGCACCGTCACGGTATTGCTTGTAATTTGCCGCTCCTGACCCGCCCCGCGCCCGCGCGTGATCCGAACGATCGCGGAAACGTATTCATTGACGACCAGCTCGAGCGACCCGTTCCCCACCGTCGTCAAAGAATGACTGGTGACCGCCGCTTCTGGCAGTAACTCCCATCGCCAGTACAGATCCACATGATCGAAATTGGGATCGGGCGGCAGGATGGTTTGCGGAGCCAGCCCGGTGTCCGTAAATGCCGCCGCAGGCGCGTGGTTCGTCGCGATCCGGAACAGCTGTCGCGGCGTCGGCCCGCGATAGACGTTGAACGCGGTAGCTCCCACCGGCAGCCCGATGCCTGAGAGTCCGATTAAGTTCAGGTTGCCGCTCGTCCCCGTGGTCGCCTGCACCACGAACGACAGAGGACTCTCTCCGCCGTTGCTGTCGATCGTCGTCAGGGCGTAGAAGAAAGTAGTTCCGTCCGGCAGCGTTCCGCCGGACGGCGCGACCGTCGCCACCAGACTCACCAGCGGCGCCTGGAGGCTGCCGATCTGGCCGGATGGTTCCGTGAACGAGACGGTCAGTTCGATATCCGTCGACCCGTCGCTCTCGGTTACCTCCGCCTCCGCGATTCCCAGTTGCAGATTTCCGTTCGCGTCGAGAACCGTTCCGCCCACCGGCGCAGGCAGGCCGGAGCCCAGAACGCCCTGGCCGCCTTGCCCTCCGATAATTCCGGTCACGGTGTCGGAATACCAAAGGTCGTTGTGCAGTTGCGCCGAGATAATTGCGGTGCGGAACGACGCGCCGGGAGTGATCTTCTGAATGCGGAATGGCGCCCGCTCCAGGTTCTCCTTCAAATACGTGACCGTGATCAGATCGCCGGGCAACAGTCCGAGAGCTTTGACGCTGGTCTCGAATTCGACGAAGTAGTTGCCCTCGATGCCGCGATTCAGGCCGAGCAGCAGCATGCGTGAAGCCTGACTGAAATTCGTGATGCCCATGGCATCCCAGGCTGCGACGATGATCTGGCCGCACAGGTCGGTATCGTTGCCGTCGGTGAGCGAAAAACTGTCCTGCTGGTACTGATTGAATTCGTCCTGAAATTCCACGGTCAGCTGGTTGGGCGTATCCTGCGCGCCTTTCGACTTGACCTTGAAGTTCGCGCTGCCATCGCTGTTTCTGGCGATGGAGGCCTCGTCGAACTCATAGGCCGGCCAGCCGCCGTTGAACATCTCCGTTGAATTGCTGTTGGCCGGCAGCGTTGGCTGCTGCAGGGCAAACGTGTTTTCGATCCGAGCTTCCAGCAGTCCGCTGGTATTCAGCACCAGGTATATCCGCGACGCGTTGCGAAGAGAGCGGATGATCTCTCCCGCGCTGCGCTGATACTTGAGCGCGAAGCTGCACTGGAACCGCGGAATCTGCACAGCGCCCATGATGGGGTCTGTATAGGAGATGTATTCGTCGCAATACGCCGCAGCACTGGCGAAACTTGCGCAGTCGATCTCGCTCAGCGCATAGGCCGAGCGCCGCAGGACGTCCAGCAACACCCAGGCGGGATTGGACGAGAACTGTTCGCCAAGTGAATTGCCGCTGGTATCGAAGGTCAGCAGTTTCATTCCCTGCATCAGCACCTGAACCGTGGGAATGCTCGAACCGTCGTTGACGGCGTTCGGCACAACCACGGATAAGTACGCCATGCTCCCGTAGGGATCACCGACCGGACCGTTGCCGCCGTCGCCGAAGTTATTGTCCTGCGTTCCGTTTCTTGTGCCGGCGCTGATGAGATTCCACCAGCCCGTCGCCGTCATGTTCTTGCCATTCACTCCCTGCGGAATGATAATGTCGTCGACCAGCACGGTGACAACGCCCTGAATCGTCCCCATGCACAACAGAACTTCCATGCGCGTGAGATTGCCGTCGTTGCGCGAGAAAACGACGTCCGGAGCGTGCCACTGCGTGCCGTAAACGAGAGGAACGGGGTCGTTATACGCGGCCTGATTGTCCTGTACGGCGGAAAGCTGGTAGCTCTTTTGCCCGGCTCCGCGCACCAGAATCGTTGCCGGAACATACTCCAGTCCGCCATATCGGCCGGTCGCGTTGCCGCTGGAATCCGTTGTAAACATCCCGTGCAGGACGCAGTCCGTTCGCGTTTGAGCGCACGAAGTGTAAGGCGCGCCCGCGTTCAGGTTGCCCACTCCGCCGGGCTGATCCGCCGAGTAGCCGCATCGATAAAAGAACGAGTACTTGTTCTCGGGACCGCCATCGACTCCCTGCGAGCGCTGAGCGGCCGTCGTCGGAAACCGCCAGGGGCAAAGACGCTGAACGCTCACTTCGGGAAGCTGCGTCCGCTGCATCGACATCCGGTTCATGGCGCTCAGGCGGAACGTCGATTCGGTGATCAGATCCGGCGGATTCACCAGTCCGCGAAACACAACAATGGCCGTGGTCGTGGCCGCGCCGGTGGTCGTGTTCATGAACAGCGAACTTACGATGAGCAGGGAACCCTTGAATCCAATCTGCTGTTCGACCTCCGAGAAGTACGAATCGGCGTTGGCCAGTTCAAACGAGAGCTTGGGAGAACCGCCGATCTGAGTGTCGGACGCTACCTGCGCTTCGAACAGATTATGCTTGAGCACGCGTCCGACGTACTGCTTCCCGGATATGTGGATCGTCTGGCTGCTCCAGCTTTGCACCGATCCATCCGCCATTGTGCAGTCGAACAGAAAGACGGGGGTATCGGCGATGAGCACTTCTTTGGCTGTGAATGGGCTTTGCATGGAGATTCCGGCTTTCTCGTTTCTTAAATCCGCGACACCAAAGTTACCTGACACGTCGACAAGCCGGGCGCGGTATTGACCACCGCCAGGTCGCAGCCACTGAATCGGGTCTCTTCCAGAATGCCCGCGGCGACGCCGGTCGGGCGATACGGCGAAGGCCACGGCTGCGCTTCAACCTGCAAACCAAAAACCCGAACGCCGTTCCCCGCGCCAATGGCCAGCGAGAAGGTCGATTGCGCCGCCCCGCTGGTACCCGCGCCGCTGATCAGGATGCGCTTCCACTGCGGCCCGGCCGGCAGGTTCACCCGATTTGCGTCCCGGAGTATGCCGATGGTGACCGCCGAGGCGCTGTACACATAAGCGCTGAAACAGGCCGTATAGGAGCCCGGAATCCCCAACGTCTGCGAAAGCAGTTGTTCGGCGGCGTTGGCGTTCTGCAACGTCCAGGCCCGATTGGTACCCACGGGATCGTTCGCCCCGCCCGTGGCCGTGAGCTGACCCAGCTGCCAGCCGGGCTGAGACAGATTCTCGCTCCAGCCCAGCAGATTCGCGAACGGATCGATAAATCCGAACGGAGTCGCTTCACCGGCCGAGGCGGCGAAGAGGCCGGTCAGGTTCGCGACTTCCGTATCGGTCAGATCGCGATAGCTGAGACGCCATTCGATCTGCCCGCCGTCGACGTCCGGCAGCGATATGAGTTCGCCGCTCTCGAGCACATTGGTAATCGCCCGCCATTGCCGCTTGCGTTGAAACGGGAATTGCGCTACCGCGCCCGCGCCGATTTGTGGAAACCAGTTCATTTCACTTCCTCAATTCCCAGCGATGCATTGCCGCGCAGTTCGAACACGAGGGATGTCTCCAGTTGTTCGCCGGCAATCACACATTTCGCCGCGGTCTCGCCCGTCACCGGATTGGTGAACGAAAAAGTACCGGTTCCGATTTGTTCGGCGAATGCGACGATCGCGGACAACTCCGTTTCGTCCAGTAAGTCGAGATTCACCGTCCAGCTGCGCAGACCGGCGCCACTCAACTGGAACGTCTGCCGGCTGCCATCGAGAAACCGCACGGCCTGAGTGGCCAGAGTCGTCTCGCGGCTGAACGGATACTGCGCGATCGCGCCGGTCTTCAGTAGTATCGGGAACGTTGCCATAAAATTTGCGGTCCTTTCAGAGACTCGCTACGACGTCGTTGATCGGATGCAGGTTCAGCATCGCTTCCCGCACGGCGCTGGCAATGTCGCTGCTCCGGTCCATGAAGGACTGGCTGTCCATCGCGCTCACGTTCACCGTGATCTGAGGCGCCGCGGCCGCCTGGCCGCCCGCACTCGCGGCGGTTCCGTTGGCACCCGTGCCGTTGGTGGAGGCCGCGCTTACGCTCGCGGCGGCGCCGCCGGCGGGAACGGCGTTGGCTCCGGGAACGGCGGCGCTCACCGAGGCGGCGCTGGGCGTGGCCGTGCGCAGCGTGTCGCTCACCTGGACACTGGGCGGCGGCGTGTAGAACGGCAACGGCGCAGGCGCCGACTTCGAACTCCCCACGCCGAACAGACTCAGCAGTCCGGAGACGATGGGCGACAGAATGCCTAGGCCTCCGCCCAGTATCCCGGTCGCCGCGCTGCCGATCGCTCCGCCGACCGACTGGCCCGTGTGCGCGGCCGTGCTGTCCTGCAGCGCCTGCGTGTTCGCCTGGATCAGATCCGCCTGCTGCTTGAACTGCGTTTCCAGCTGCGAGATTTCCTGCGACGCCTGCGACTCGGACGCGGTGGAATCCGCCCCGCCACTGCCCGTCACTCCCACGGCGATCGGCGCTGCCGGCGGAATTCCCCTGCGGCCCTCGGGCGCGATGGCCCGGAATTCTTCCTCAATATTGCGATGACGACGTGACATCTCTCTCCTCGCGCTCCATCTCTTCGCGCAGAATCAAAAACGCATCCACCTTGCGCGCCGGTGTTTCCATTCCGTCCACCATGCCCAGACGGCGCCGCACGAAGAACTCTTCGAGCAGCGCCAGGCTCTCCCCGGTCATCAGGGATTTCGGGCATTCGTCCGCTTGCGCCCGCTTGCGGACCCAGACCAGCCGGGGCTCGCCCCGCGCTTCCGCCCGCAGAAAACCGCACCGGCGTTTCAGTTCCAGACCGTTTCTTCGGCATGCGTCGCAATCCCACCCGGCCCGGTTCGCAAACTGGAAGTGGAACGCGACGATCAGTTTTTTCTTTCTGTCTCGCTCAGCCCGCATTCGGCCTTGATGGCCGCCAGAGCTTCGTGAACCAGCGCTTCCGGACCGCGCTCCACGAGGGATTCCGGCGTCGCGGGCTCGCCGTCGAGCGAAAGCCCGCGAACTTCCTCAAGACCCCATGCGAGATACAGCGTGTCCATCTGTGCGCCCAGCAGGCTCGCCTCCATGCGGTTCTTTTCGTCCCGGCCGGCGTCGAAGTATTCGATCCGTCCCGCCAGGTCCCGCACGCGTTTCATCAGCTCCAGACGCCGCCCGAATGTCATTCGTGTAATCACGAACTCCACGCCCGGCATCGCCTGGGAAGCCACGATCGTGTGGCTGTCCCACTTCGCGGACGCGCTCTCCCGCATGCTGGCCAGGAAGAAAGCCTCGCCGCTATCCAAACGCCACCACCACTTCGTCGTCGACCGTGCCCTGCGCGCGGGTATCCCGGAACTGCCATTGCAGCCGCGTTTCCGAATCCTCGAACTGCGGCACGTCGGGAATCACGCTCTTCAGATAAACGCCGATCAGTTGACCGGCGGTCTGCCCCAACTGGAACATGACGCCGATCGGCGATTGCTGACGCGCCGCCTGATACAGCGCCGCCGTCGGCGTATCGTCCTGACTGAAGAACTCGAGCGTCATCGTCACTTCACGCGCTCCGGGCGCGATGGCCAGCGGAAGTATCGTGCCGTACTCCTTCTCGCGGAGTGCCAGGTTGTTGCTGATTTCCACCGACGCCTTCGTCACGGTGAACATCTGGTTGGGAATGACTCCCATCCAGACTTCGCCCAGATTACCCGGCACCAGCGCGTAGTTCACCGGGGTCGGCGTGGGTTCCGCCGGAAACGCCGTCAACCCGCCCTGCCCGGTCTGGAAGGATGCGCTGTCGAGCAGATCCTGCGCCATGCCCTCAAACTCGAACTGATGGAAGTCGCCGTTCATCGACACCGTCATCCGGTCCACGCCCACGCCCGATAAGACCCTTTGAACGGCGTCCGACGGGTCCCAGTAATCGAAGAGACTGACGCTGGGCAGCTGCGTGGCCAGTGTGAAAGTCGCCGTCGAACTCAGCGGAACGCCCGCCACGGGCGCCGTCGAGAAAGGCGCGTTCACAACAACAACCAGCGGCGTTACCACGGCCGCCACGAACCGGATCTCCCCTCCGGAGACGATCGCCTGTCCCGGATTCAGACCGTGCGGCGACAAGAAGTAGATTGTCGATTGCGTGCTGCCGGTGCCCGTGGTCGCACCGGGCCAGAGCACACCGGGCGCGCCCATGGCGGCTTCGACCAGCGGCGCGTGCGGCGGCAACATCGTGGGGTCCGGCCAGTCCCTCACGTACGACGTCGCGTCGAACGAGGTGTTCCGCCGCAAACCGGCCGGCAAACCCGCAAACGTCCGGGTTCCCGTCTTGTCCTTGCGATGGGCTTTCTCGCGCTGGTTCTGTACTTTCAGATTCACTGCGGGAATCCGGTTGGCGGCGGTAATCGCGGCAACCTGTCCATAGGCGGCTTCCTGTGCGCAGTACCACCGGTTTGCGTTCGATAAAATGTAAGACATATTTATTCGCTGAGCTCCACTGCGAAGTTCACCTTCGCTCGCTGTACAAAATTCTTTCCGCCCTTAACCACGGGCTCGTAATCCACCTGATAAGCGCCCGAGTAGGATGCGCCGTCGCCCCAGTCGCCGCGCGCATCGCCGAGCAGCGCGCAGATCGCGTCCACATACAACTCCGTGTTGGTCTCAGTCAGGTTCAGCTTCTCCTGGGTTTGGCGAACCTCAATCACGAGGTGCACCTTCCCCGAAAAATTCCGCGACTTCTCCTTCATCGCGTTCTGGACTTTGTCGCAATACACGAGAAGAGCGGGGTACTGCGTCTGCCCCGCGCTCTCGGCGATATCGATGCTCACGTTCTCGGTGAGAATGGATCGTATGCCAACGCCTTTCAGCGTCGAATCGTTCGCCTCGATGGTTGCGATCCGCGCGTTAACGCCGCTTGTCGTGGACGTCAACATCGCCATCACCTGTGCTGCAAGAGTGCCGCTATACCCTGCCATCCTGGTCCTCTTTCTTTGTGGGGCAGGATGTTATCCTGCCATCCGGTTTTCTCTCGCGTCCGCGTCTATGCCTGCATCAACCCCTCAAAAGCGTCCTCGGGAGCGGCTTAATGTAGTCCGGCTTTTGCCCGTTTCCGGCGAGCCGAGAGCTTGAGAACGCACCCGGTACGTAAGTAAACGATTCCCCCAACGGAAGCGGCGCCGGGTTCTGCAACGTCATCATGGCCAGTGCGGCGCCCACGTAGACGTTAAAGCCGACCGCATTCGCCGGAGCACTCATCACCATCACCGTCATCAGGCTCCCTGTGGGAACGACGATTGACGCCGCCTCGGACGGAGCGCCTTCCTGTCCGGCCGCATTCACCCACGTCGCGGATGCATAAAACGTCCCGCTGGCCTGGTTCGACAGGACGGTCACGGTTCCCAGCACCGGCAGTTCGGCACGCGGCACCGGATCGGTTACCAGCCCGACGCCATTTGCGACAAACTGGTCGCGCGCGTCCCGTGTCAGCCTGGCGTACTCGTCCCATTTGCCCTGGTAACGATCGATCAGTTGGCTGAAGTACGCGTCGCGATAAACCATCGCCAGAGCCTGCATCTTTTCCCAGCGGGCCAGTTCGCGCGTAACGACGACCTGTCCGATCGCCGGAGGCTGTATCCACGGTGGTCCGATGACCGGCTGCGGCCGCCGCAGCCAGTTCTCCAGCTCCGATTGCACCTCGCTCGTGGCCAGCCGCAGTTTCGCGGTGACGTTAATCCCCACTGTTTCCGCGGTATCGAGCAGTCCCGAATCCTCATCCACCAGGTCGTCGATTGTCGGCGCGGGTCCGTCTGTGAACAGTGCCATGTCGGTTAACTCCGATCTCTCGTGGTTCTCTTCGCGTCTTTGGCCGGCATCATCACAATCTGCACGCGCCGCGCCGCTTCATCCTGCTCGTACTTCGCGAGCGCCGCTTTCAGTCCTTCGCGAAACTCGCTCGCCTCGGCTTCCGTCGCCACGCGCGCTCGCCCCTCGGCGATCAGCTTCGCCGCTATGCCCCGCGGGGCCTCGGTGCGCACGCCCTCTTTACCGCCTTCGGAGGTCGCCAGACTCACGAGCACGACTTCGTTCCCTTTCAGCGCCGAATCCGCTTCCCGCACCTTTTTGTAGTAAGACCGCAAGTCCATCGTTCTCTCCTGTAAGATTTGTCGTCGGGCAGACGCGTTGGCCTGCCATGGGAAAGAGGGGGCAGACGCAGACGCCTGCCCCCTCCTTCGTCCAAACTAGCTGTTGATCTGCACCGCGTGGTTGTTGCGAAGAACCGCGCAACCGTACAGCACATCCACCGTGAACTGCTGCGACAGAGTGTTCGGCTGGTAGCTCATCGTCACTCGCATGCCGAAGTTCCCCAGTTCCGCGTACTCCGCGATCGCACCCGTTCCCGGCAGCGGCTGCGGCAGACGGCGAACCACCAGGCCGATCGCATCCCTCTCGAAAGCGAGGTTATGCGTGTTGATCGGCAAACTGCCCGTGGCCGGAACATACTGCGAACGGAACACGAAGAAGTCTTTGATCTTCCCGATGGTTCCGTCGATGATCGACCGCAATCCAGCCTCTCCGGTGTTCTGGAATTCGCTGAAGCGCGGAATCTGCCGCATCGCCGAATAAGTGTTGCTGTCGACGATCAGGTACTTCGGACGGTTCGTCGGCACCTTCGCCTGGAACAGCGCGGTCTCCGCCTGATCGATCACCGCTTCGGTGATCGGCGTCCCGGCCGTGCCCAGCGGCGTGTTCGCCGTAAAGCCCGCGTACAGGTTCAGCAGATCGCTTTCGATCCGCTCCGCGATCGCCACCACCGCCGGCTGCATGTACACACGAAGCAGATCCGGCACCGCCAGAACTTTCGTAATGTCCGGAATCTGGAAGGTCGCTTCCGCGTGCGTGTTCAGCACGATCTGCGCGTTCGAAAGGCTGGGATTCTGCGGCTGCACCGCCCCGCCCTCCGCGATGTTGTTGGCCACAAGCTGAGGCGCGATCGGCACATTCACCGTATCGCCCGCCTGCGCCAGGGTCGGTTCATAATCGCGATTGACCAGGTTCCCCATGACGAGGTTCCCCACCAGAGCCGGCAGCGCATCGGCCGCCACCAGTTTCACGATCGCGTTTGCTACATTTGCTGACGTAATTGAAGGCATTGTTCTCCTTTTTCCTCTCTTCGGCCCATAAAAAAAGGAGAGCCGAAGCCCTCCCTGTTCCACGAACCAGCGGCACCGGCCGCATTCCCTCTTCATCTTTCCGGCCCGCGGCTTAGAAATCCACCGAACGCCGCGTCCCGGATCCGTTACCGCAGCGACTGCGACGCGACCCGCAGAATCTCCTGCCGCGCCCGCTCCAGATCTTCCTTACTCATCGACGGGCCGATCTTGTCCAGATCGATCGCCCCGGCACTTGCCGGCGCGGTCTTCTGCGTTCCCGTCATCCCCGTCCCGCCGGCAATACGCGCCGGCAGAAACTCCGGATTCTCCTGTACAAATCCCGAAAGGAACTCGCTCAGCGACTGTTCCCCGTTATCGCCGCGCGCCATCACCCGGCCGTCTTCCGTGCGCACGACCCCGTCCTGCACGGCCTTATAGGCCAGATCGACCTTGACCACGCCCAGCCGCTGCAGCTCCGAGCGAATCGCCCCCGCGCGCTGCGCCTCTTCGGCGATGGCGCGGGACTTCTTGTTCTCCTCGCTCATCTCGTTGAGCCGTTTCTCCAGCTGTTCGCGGCGTCTGCGCTCTTCCTGCAGTTCCGTCTTGTAAGCGGGTTCGCGCCTTGCGGAATCCTGGCGCATATATTCGTTGATCGCCTGTTGTACGATCGTCTGCACATCCGGTTCTTCCATGTCGTCTTACTTCGCCTCCTTTTAAACCGCGTCGATTTCTTCCGCGATACGGTCCTTGATCTCCTGACGCGCATCGCACAAGTACTTCAGAGCCACCCGCTTGTACACCTGTTTCTTCAGCGTCGGCGACTCGATTCCGAGATTCAGCAAACTCTGCGCGTCGGCCGCTTCCGTGCCGAAGTCCGTGATGTCGAAAGAATCGAGGCCCACCACGTCGACCGTCATCGCATCCTGCCGCGCCGCCGCCACGCCGTTCATGATGTTCCGCATGCAGTCCTTGACCACGTCTCCATAAGCGCTCAGAATTTCCTGCGTGACGGCGAAATCCCACTGCTTGCTCAGTCCGGACTGCATGGCCCCGCCGCTGTCTCCGGCCTGCTGCATCAGGTAGGAAACCCGGTAGATTTCGTCTTTCAGCCTGTCCAGGTTATCCGCCGCGATCCGATAAACCTTGCCGTCCGGCTCCGCCCATCCGAACCGGTCCTGCTGACCCATCTGGATGTAATAACTTTCCCCGACTACCTGGCTCCACTCCTTGTCGGAGTAGATTACCGGCATGGCGAACAACCCCATCGTCAGCGCCCAGGCAAGCGCATTCGACTTATTGAAGTGTTCCAGCTGCAGCGACGCGGCCTTGTTGGTCAGCCACAGCCCGTCGCTCACCCGAAGTTCATAGACCGGAACCCGGCCGATGCCCGCGAACCCGTGCCTGCCGCGCTCCACCAGTTCGATGTCTTTATCCCGCTCGTAGATCTCGTAGTTCTCGCGGTCGTAATAAATCCACCGCGTTTGCCTTTTCCATCCGAGCGACTTCACGCCATCCTGCTTCAGCCACGACGTCCGGATGACCACCCATTCCATCTCTCCGCGATCGTCGTAACTCCAGTTAATAACCTCTTCGGCGTTGTAACTCATCAGATACGCTCTGCTTCGCCCCAGGGCGTCTTCTTCCGCCCTCGACCGTACCTCGCCGGCCGTTCGCGGAAAATCGACCACCGCATAAGACTTCCCGCACACCAGCGCTTCGGTCAGTTGCTGCCGGAAAAACTGGGTCAGGGTCGTGCCGCGCAGATCGCAGTTCTGAACGAACTTGCCGAAGAAATCCCGCGATGGCGCGCTGCCTTCCGTGAGATCGATCACCGGCTCTTCGCGCATCAGAGTCGCCGCGTACCAGTCGACGATCGACCCTACGTAGTTTTCGTAGAACGCGCGTCCCAGCCGTTCCTGATACACGTCGGCCGGCTCCTTCAGCCGGCGGACCAGATATTCCGCGGCATTCAGGCGAAACTGTTCCCCACCCGCGTAAATGTCGCGATAGCGCCGCCACATCCGCGCCCGCGCGGTGTAATCGGGATGTTCCTGTTCAATGTGATTATTCATGCCTGCCCTCTCGCCGCTCATATCAGTCTCCGCCCGCGTTCGCCGATCGTGCCCTGCGCCCGGCACTGCTGCCAGACCAGATACCCCAGCGCATCCGACGCATGCGTCCGTTTCCGGTCTTTGTTCTTGTCGATCTGCGTGCTTTCTTCCTCGTACGCCACCTGTTCGAAGTCGTCGATCAGCTCCTTACAGCGCGGCGACACAATCAGGTTCACGTCGCCCGACGCATTGCAAAGCTGCGCGTTTACCAGTACGATCCGGTCCCTCACGGTCGGATTCGACTTCGGCACGTTCTGGCGAATCCTCACGCCGCGGGCCAGGAAGTAATCCCGAATCACCTGATAGTCCGAGGAATCCGCCGAAGTGTGCGTCGATGTTCCGTTCGCGTCCCCACACACCGTTACGTATCCCCGCGGCATTCCGAATTTCCTCTCGAATTCTCTGCATGCTTGCTCCGTTGTCGCCCTGTGCAACACAATTTCGTCCAGCACCCGCACTTCATCCCGCCACTTCTGCACCACCAGCGAGCACAGCGGGTCCACGTTGAAATCCAGCGTCCAGAAGACTTCCAGCGCGGGATCGAATTCCACGTCGCGAACATTCGCTTCCCGCCGGAACGCGCGATAAACCAGTCCGCCGCGCGCATTGAGGTAATCTCCCAGCACTTCCTGCCGGAAGAAGTTCTCGTCGTAACTCGCCTTCAGCCTGTCGTAGAAGTCCGGCACCTGATCGAGCAGAAACCGGTTCTCGAACGGTTGCGCCTGGATCGCCTCATAGCCTTCCACCGGATGAGAAATGAACTTCCGGTACACCCAGTCGAAACCCTTGGGCGTCCATACCGCGAACCCGCAACGCCGCTTCGCCTTCGGATCGCGCAGCCGTCCTTCCAGCCTCAGCCACGCGCCTTCCTGCGTATATGTCAGCTCGTCGAGCCCGAACCACGCGAGGTTCGTGCCGCGCAACCGGTCGAACTCTTCGACCGACCG